TAATGGTGACATTATATCTGGTAGTGGGGATGATGTAGCAGTTTTACAAGCAAACAAATTTTATGATTTACAAACTGTAGAAAAAGCAATCGCAAGATTAGAAGAAAGATTAGCTTATGCATTTTTATTAAACACAGCCATACAAAGACAGGCTGAACGTGTAACTGCTCAAGAGATTAGATACATGGCAAACGAATTAGAAACTGCAATGGGTGGTATATATTCTTTACTATCTCAAGAATTACAATTACCTCTAGTGCAATTACTAATGGATAGAATGGGAAGTCAAAATGAAATTCCTAAACTACCCAAGGGTTCAGTAAGGCCCACAATTATTACAGGTGTTGAGGCACTAGGACGTGGTAATGACTTACAAAAATTAAGAGAGTTTGTAGCAGAGATAGGTCAACTTGCACAAATCAATCCACAAGTCGTGCAACTTTTAAATCCGCAAGATTTAATTACAAGGTTAGCAACTGGACTTGGTATTGACACTGAGGGATTATTAAAATCTCCAGAACAATTACAAGCTGAACAAGAAGCTGCAATGCAACAACAACAAATGCAACAAATGCAGGACACCGCTCAAGACGTGGCTCCTAAAGTTGCAGACAACATGACAAAACCGCAAGGATAATAAATGGTAGAAAAAGTAGAAATACAAACACCAGAGACAACTTCAGAACAACCATCGGAAGACAAAACTTTTGAAAATGAAAGTAGACCTGAATGGTTACCTGGTAAGTTTAAATCTCCAGAAGATATGGCAAAAGCCTATGGTGAATTAGAAGGTAAATTAGGACAGTCTGAAAATACAAAAGAGTCTGAGCCTACAAAAGAAGAAACAAAAAAAGACAACGCTGACTTATCTATTGATAAAGCTGAAAAAGCTGTAGAAAATGCAGGGTTAAACATGTCATCACTTCAAGAAGAATATAATGAAGGAGGACAATTAAAAGAAAGTTCATATGAAGCTTTGGGAAAAGCAGGAATACCTAAAGATTATGTAGACGCTTTTATTAAAGGACAAGAAGCTATTGCAAGTCAAACTTCTAATACTTTAAAACAAGAAGTTGGAGGAACAGACGCATATAACAATATGATGAATTGGGCCTCTGATAATTTAAACGAAGCAGAGATAAATTCTTTTAACAAAACTGTTAATGGAAAAGATATTGAAGCTACACGTTTAGCAATACAAGGTTTAAATGCACGTTATAAAAATAATGTTGGTGACGAACCTTCATTACAAACTGCAAATAAATCTACTTCATCAAATGCTCCAGGCTATAGGTCTTGGGCTGAAGTTACGTCTGCTATGAATGATGAAAGATATGCAAATGATGAAGCATATAGAGCTGACGTCCAAAACAAACTAAACAACAGTAGGTTATAATATGCCAAAATACAAACCAAAGACAAAACCGAAACCAAAACCAAAAAGTAAAGGATACTGATATGGCTAAACCAGGACTCTACGCAAACATTCATAAAAAACGTGCTAGAATTAAAGCAGGTTCAGGTGAAAAAATGCGAACAGCAGGTACAAAAGGTAGACCTACCGCAGCTCAATTTAAAAGAGCGGCAAAAACTGCCAAAGCATAGTTGTGTTACCTTTATAGGTAGCAACTGCTAACACAAAGTTAAAGTCCATTAACTTGACCGTTCCGAGGAACGACAATCTTGTGAAATAAACTAGAAACTTGTGAAAGCTTTTTAAACAATAACAATAGAAAAAGGAGACAAATATGTCAAACGCAACTCCGGCTTCCATTGGACGAGTAAATGCTTCTGGTTCAGAAGACGCATTGTTTTTAAAAGTTTTTTCCGGAGAAGTAATTACTTCTTTTGAAAGAGCAAGTAAAACACAAGGTGCTGACAGTACTAGAAGTATCAGTAATGGAAAGAGCGCAACTTTTCCCGTAATGGGAAGAACAGTTGCTGCTTACCATACTCCAGGTGCAGAAATACTTGGGTCTGATGTAAACCACAACGAAAAGGTTATTACTATTAACGACCTTTTAATATCTAGCGCCTTCCTAAGTAATTTGGAAGAAGCTAAAAATCATTGGGATGTGAGAAGTTCATATTCTACTGAAATTGGAAGAGCATTAGCTTTCCAAAAAGACAAACACGTTCTACAAACTGTTGGCCAAGCAGCTCTAACGAGTACTGCCAATGTTACAGGTGGAGACGCAGGTACAGTATTAACTAATACTGCTATCGCTTCTGCAACTGCGGCAACGTCTGCAAATGGATTTATTGATTCATTGTTTGATGCAGCCAAAACTTTAGATGACAAATATGTTCCATCTGAAGGTAGAATCTGTTTCTTAAAACCAGAAATGTACTACAAATTAGCGAATGCTACTAATGCAGTCAATGTTGACTTCAGTGGTGGTGCTAATGGTGGTGTTGCTTCAGGTAGAGTATTACAAATTGCAGGCATCAGATTAATTTCTGTTCCTCATTTTGTTGCTTCAAACGTAAACTCAGGTGTTGACCAAGGTTCAGCTACTCAAGGTGGTTCAAATCCACAAGCTGTAAACTTGACTAACTTCGAAGGTTTAGTTTGTCACCCGTCAGCAGTTGGAACTGTTAAGTTAATGGATTTAGCTACTGAAATGGAATACGACATTAGAAGACAAGGTACTTTAATGGTTGCTAAATATGCTATGGGTCATGGCGTTCTTCGTCCGGAAAGTGCTGTAGGAATTAAAGACGCTTAATATTTATTAAGTTTATTTATACTATATAGGAGTAGGGGATGAGGGAGACTAAGTCCCCTACTTTGCAAATTTAAAAAGGACAATCAATGGCAACACAAATAAATGCAACTACAGAATTACAAGCGATAAACACCATGCTAAGTTTTATCGGTGAAAGTCCAGTCAGTTCTATTACTGGAAATATTGGTACAGACGTAGCGGTCGCTAAGAATATTTTAGATGAAACTTCCATGAGTGTTCAATCACAAGGTTGGTTCTTTAACAGAGAATTAAATGTAAAAACTTCAAGAGACACAGCTAATAAAGTACCTTTAGAGTCTAACTGTGTTCAAGTCGAAGCTTCGGCCCCTTATCAATATTTTTATCAATACACTATAAGAAAACAATTTTTATACGATTTAAAAAATAAAACAGATGTGTTTACATACAACCCTGTAGTTGACAAAGTATTAGTACAACAATTTGAACATGTACCAGAATATGCAAGAAGATACATTGTAGTAAAAGCTTCAAGAAGATTTGCTGCAAGATATGTAGGTGCAACTGAATTAATTAAATTAGCACAATTAGATGAGCAAGAATCTCACATGGCATTTGAACAAGCAGACTCAAGAGCTATGGACGCTAACATAATAAATGAAGATTATGACAGTAGTTACATAGCTAGAAGAGGGCCTAGAAGGTCTGGTAGGTAATTTATGGGACTAATTTCAACATCAATTCCCAACCTTATTAATGGTATTAGTCAACAAAATGCTGTCCAACGTAATGTAGGACAAGCAGAATTACAATCTAATTTCCAATCTAATGTTATTGAAGGGTTGACCAAAAGACCTCCAACAGAATTTATCGCTAATCTTTTATCTACTACAGCGTTTCCAAATAACGCAGCAGTTCATTGGATTAACCGAGATAGTGACAATCAATACGTAGCAATTTTTACAAATGGAACAGTAAAAGTTTATAATTTACAAGGACAATTACAAACATTAACAATAGGTACTGGAGGTGCAAGTTATTTAGGCACAACAAAACCTATTGAAGATTTAGTATTTACAAATATTGCAGATTATACTTTTGTAGGAAATAGAAGTAAAACAATAAGTGAAACTTCAACAACAACAACTGCAAAAGTTCAAGAATATATTTCTTATGTTAAAAGTTCTCAATTTGGAAGACAGTACAGTGTTACTTTAAATCATTCTACTTGGTCATATCCAATAGAAGTTTTGTTTCAAATGCCTACTGGTAATGATGCTTCAACAGATGGTAAATTTAGAGATACAGAAAAAATTGCAAACATATTATTATATGGAACTGGGTCTACTCATTGGTCTAGCAGTGCAGATGGTATAGGTTTTAAAACAATTAGAAAAGATACTGGTGCTACTTTAAGTACATCACAAGGTTTGGCAAATTATTCTGGAATTACTGGAACGTTTACACATACTCAGTATGGTAATACTATTCACGGTACATGTAGTAGTGGTACGTTTACAGTAGAAACTACAGATGGTTTTGGTAACCAAGCCATGTACGCAATAAAAGATAGTATAAGTGATTTTGCTGATTTACCATATTATGCAAAACCTAATATGATACTTCAAATTACTGGTGAAGAAGGAGACAGTCTTTCAAATTATTATGTTGAATTTACAAGTAACGGTGTTTGGAAAGAATGCGTTGGCCCAGGAGTAAAATTAGGTTTAGATAATTCTACAATGCCTTTTGCATTAATTAATAACAACAATGGTACATTTAGTTTTACACAACAA